GGTGGTTCTTCAACATCGCCGGTTAGCCGTCGTTCAGTGTGTGAGAGGCGCATGGTGACGGCGCTAGTCCGCTTAGCGGTCCTGTTTGTGGCGCTGGTGCCGTCGCAGCTCCAGCGGGAGGCGAATAAATGTCGCCGAAATGGACCAGGCCGCTTTCACCCCGGCGATGAGATTGCCAGAGACCTTCGACACGCCGCCGACCCTGCGTCGCTGCCCGACGGCAACTTCCCGCGACGGTAGACCTGCGGCCGCAACCCGCATCAGCATCTCCAGGTTCCAGCCATAGGTCTCCTCCTTCATGCCGAGACGCTTCAGTGCATCGCGCCGGATGGCGCGAAACGGCGACAGGTCGGTGAAGTTAGCCGCATAGACCAGGCGCAGGAGCAGCCCGCCGACATGGGCCGCCAGCAGCTGCTGCGGCGACAGGCTGCCGGGCTCGCGCGAGCCGCGAACGCGGGAGCCGAGGACGAAAACGACCTCCGCTCACAACGGGCCCGATTGCCGTCTCCTCATCGAGGCACGGAATGATTGCTGATACGACCGGCACAATGTTCACAAGCTCCAGCGCAGGCCGCAATTGGCGCAGCTTTTCGGCGGCTTGTCGGACAACAGCGCCGCACGAAAATCCTGATACGCTACGGAGTTCCAGATCTCCTGCAAGGACTGCCGCCCTGCATGGCCAAGCGTATAGTTGTCATAACCGTGCTGCGAAAACGGCGCGATGCAGCACGGCAAGGCGCGGCCATTGGCCGTGAAATACATCAACGACCACGGCCGCCGGCAGAGCGACCACGGGGAGCCTTCGCCGCTGCTCTTCAGGCTGAGCCCAGGCTCGGACGCAGCCCCCGACGCGCTGAAGGTGAGGCCAAGCGAGCGCGCGAGATCCTCGGCCTCTTTCAGATAGGCCGCTTCTTCCCGCGTGAGACGCTCAAACAGCGCCTGATCCGGCCGCGCCATGCCGATCGCCGATTGATCGAAGAACACGAGACGTTGCAGATAGACTTCCCTGACACCGATTTCCGCCGCAACCTTTACGAACGCCGGGAGTTCCTCGACCGTCTCTCTCAGGCCGGTGAGCCACACGGAAACCTGCGGCTTCGCGTGTCCCTCTCTCTCCTGCAGCTCGCGAAACGCGCGCACGTTGCGGGTGATGCGCCCGAAATAATCCCTGCCCCGGATCGCCTTGAAGCTCTCGCGATTTGACGCATCAAGCGACACCCGCAGTTCATCGAGCCCGGCGTCGATCAAGGCGCGGCCGTTGCGTTCACTGAGCACCGTTCCGTTGGTGTTGAACAGTACGTAGACGCCGCGATCCCTGAGATATTTGACCATCCGCGGCAGGTTCGCGACCAGCATCGGCTCGCCGACGCCATGCAGAACCGCCCGCGCGAGATCCGGAACCTGGTCTACAATCGAAGCGAACAAATCCCAGCTCATGTCCGCCGGCGGCTCAAGTTCCTCGTAGGTGCGCGGACAGGTGGTGCACAAGAGATTGCAGCGGTTGGTGACCTCCAGGTAAAGGCAGACCGGCGGACGTTGCGCGACCTTGGTGCGCTCGGCGGTGACCGACTCGTGATAGCGGCGCGGATCGATGGGCGCATGAGCCCCTGGCGCTGGGTTGGAAGGACTCATGGCGAGACCCTCGCGTCCGCGGTTTGCAGCATGCGTTTCCTCCAGGCCACCACGGCCCAAGCCAGTAAAAGGCCGCCGAACAGAATTGATTTTGTCACCATTCTCGGAATGTAGAAATCCCAATCCAGCTGTTCGGACAAAAGGAGCGCGCCGATCGAAACGAACCAGGTTGGCACGAAGGGAATGATCCGCGAGCGATGAATCGGCTTTTTATCGCCGCCTAGCTCTCTAAGCACTTCAACGCAAATATACCCACGCCACCTGAGGCAGTCGAGAGGCAGTTTGATCATTGATGACTGCGCTGCCCTTCTCAGTCTACACGCCTGGCACCAAGCAGACGTAGTGGTAGAAATTCTTCCTCAGTAACCTCGATAATGCGATTTTCCGGGACGTTGACCTGCCGACCAGTGATAAGAATGTATGTTGAACTGCCCGGAGGCACCCGAACAGGAAACATTTTCTCTTTGCTTGATTGATTGCCGCTCTGCTGCTCCGACAGATTTTTGTAATGTTGTATCCACCCTTCTTGGTGGCCGGTCGGCGTGATCGAGGCCAAGGCGAACACAGTGGAATCGACCTGGTCGTCATTTTTTGAGTTTGGAAAACTCACGAGTTCATTGATGTAAGTATCCAGCCAAGGTGCTTCCTTCGGAAGGAGCACAAACCCACCCTCTATTTTTGCGGTTTGTGCATGCAAGCGCATGATCTTGTCGCCCTCAATTGCGGGCGCCGCCTTCACCTTCCAAAAGCCGTCGCCGCGCAACTCCTGAATCAGGGATGTCCCCGAAGCTTTATCTTCGACCAGAACCACATCCGCGTGATGGAGATCCGCCAACTGGCGCACAAAGCGCTTGAGATCCGGAAAGTTCAGCTTGCGGCGAAAGACATCGATTAGATACATCCGCTGGTCTTTCAGACTCCACGTGGTGCAGACGCTGAAGTTCGCAAGCTCGCTGTCCTTATTTGCAGTATCCCAGCTCTGAACAACCACCTCGAATTTACTCGGCAGGTCGCTGGGTCCGTAAAACTTCAGCCATTCCCTCTTGACAATAATGCCGGCGGGAGGCTGCGGGTCTTGTTGGTACTGCGCGACAAAATTGTACTCGGTCATCGCACGACGGTGCATTTCCAAGGTTGCCGGTGAGAGCAGGGTCGGCTGCAAGATATCTCCCTCCTTCCGGCGGATCAGCTTGCGGCCATACGGCGTTGTTATGTCGTAGGTCTGGCTCTGTTCGGCGATGGCGGGGAACGACAACACGTCCCATTTCTCACTCTGCTGGACGTGAGCAACAAGATCGTCGGCATGCAGGCGTTGCATTACAATGATGATTGCGCCCGTCTCCTGATTGTTGAGGCGGCTCCGGAGCGTGTTGTCGTACCAGTCGTTAACCGAACGGCGCCGGGTTTCCGACAAGGCGTCATCCGCCTTCAACGGGTCATCGATGATGATAATATCAGCGCCGCGGCCAGTGAGCACGCCGCCTACCGATGTAGATAGCCGGTACCCTCCGCTTGTTGTCTCAAAATCTGAGACTGCCTCACGCCCTCTCGAGATGCGGGTGTCGAACAGCGCTTGATAGAACGCGCTATTCATGAGTGTCCGTGACCTGCGGGCGAGATTGTCGGAAAGGTCCTGCGCGTAGGTAACCGATAGGATCTGCTTGGTAGGGGCATGCCCCAACACCCACGCCGGAAAAGCAGTCGAAATCGCGAGCGATTTGAGATGACGCGGCGGTACATTGACGATGAGGCGCTTGCAGCGCCCACGTCTGACATCCTCTAGTTTTGCCGCAAGCACTTCGATGTGCCAATTCGAAAGAAACTCTGATTGCTCCAGCTCCAAGAACGATCGATGGATGAAAGCACAGAGATCATGGCGTAACAAATGCGCATACATGTTGGCAGGGGAGGGCGCCATGTTAGTCCTCTGGTTTCTCCTGCTCGCATTGTTTCATACGCTCGTAGACCGCACGAAGAACCTCAAGGTCCGGCTCGCTGAGGGGAAACTGGCTAGGCTTAGCGGCGTCGGCCCGAGTTTCGAATTCGTCGACCCAGTCGAGAAATCTACCCATGGCGGCAGGATTGCCACTGGCAGCCTTCGTCGCGAGCTGCATCGCCGTTGCTTGAATGTTCGATATCTGTCGCGTCTTACCAGCTATGGTCGCGCTTACTTTATGGCGTGCGGCCTCCATAATGATGGTACTAAGATTTCTCGAACCCTTCGGCCGACCCTTTGGGTTACCGCTGATGCCCTTGCGAAATTGCGTGGGCCGGGGTGGATTACCGCGGCCGACCTTTTGTCCTTCGGCTTTGCGCCTCTTTGATTGGCTTCCTTTTTCTTTTCCCGTCATCTTTTTTCTCCTCTGAACGCCGACGACCCACGGCGGCGAAGTCGAGATTGAACCCGGTATGTATTGCTTTGACGCCGTACACCGCCTCAAATCGGTTGATGATGGTGTCGACGTAATAGGGATCGATCTCGATCCCATAGCCATGCCGTCCGGTTTTCTCGGCTGCGATCAGGGTGGTCCCACTACCAGCGAAGGCGTCGAGAACGATCCCACCGCGGTTTGAGCAATCGAGAATCGCGTCGGCTACCAGAGCTACCGGCTTGACGGTCGGGTGCATGGCAAGTTCGGTGTCTCGATCGTTACCAAAGGTGTTGAGGCCTGCATAATTCCAGATATTGCTGCGGCTTCGACCAAACCGACCCAGCTCAACGTTATTGATATGTGGGGCGCTGCCATTCTTGAACACGAAAACCAGTTCGTGTTGCGAGCGGTAAAGGCTTCCCATGCCGGCATTGGGTCTTCGACCATACACAGAGATTTTTGAGTTCATGGTACGGCTTTGCAGAGGCTTTCAACAACTCGGGGATGTGGCGCCAGTCCATGCAGATAAAATGTATCGACCCATTGGTGCTGAAATGGGCCAAACAGATGAACGCCGCTTCGAGAAATTTCGCGAACTTATCGGGACTCATCTCACCGGACGCCATTGCGAACTCGCGGTGCCTGACCTTGCCAAGGCCTGACACGTGGCCTGCGATCGCGACGTTATAGGGAGGATCGGTGAACACCATCTGGGCCTTTTTTGCGCCGAGTAGCTCGGCGTAATTGTCTCGGTTCAAGGCATCGGCACAGAGCAGGACGTGATTGCCAATGCGCCAGAGGTCGCCCTGACGCGAGATGGCAGGCGTCGATCGATCGATTTCGGGGACTTCATCCGCCTCATCGGGCGCGGTTGTATTCAAGTCTTGGATGAGTATATCTACTTCCGCTGTCTCGAAGCCGGTGACCGTGACATCAAAATTCAAATCGACCGAGAGCTCCTGCAGTTCAAGCGCTAGCAGTGCGCGATCCCATCCGGCATTCTCGGCAAGTTTATTGTCAGCAATGACGTAAGCGCGTACCTGAGCCGGCGTCAGATGATCGACGCGCACGGTCGGGACATCACCCATGCCGATGAGTTTGGCTGCCTCTACCCTGCCATGTCCGGCAATAATTCCGTCGGCGTCATCCACCAGGACCGGACTGATAAAGCCAAACTCCTTGATGCTGGCGGCAATCTGCTGGATTTGCTTTTTGGTATGCGTGCGCGGGTTTCCTGCACGTGGTTGTAGCTGCCCGGGGCTCTTATAAGTAATCTTCAATGCGCGCATACTTTTGACTGTCAGCGTTGGTGCTCAAGCGGGTTTAAGCCCCGAACGTTTCGGAGCTGAAGTCGGCTGAGGAGATGTAACCCGGGGGCGATCTCGGCCGTAACCAGTGGCGCTTTCAGACACCGAAGTCTTAGGCTGGTGCTGGACGTTCTCGAGCAGCCCGGTTCGCCATGTGACTACAGACCGCCCGATGAGTTTGCA